CACGTCTGAATCGAGAAAAAAGATATGGCTTGCACCTATCTTCCGAGCTTGATCTACAAGATCACACCTAGCCCTGTCAATAGGCAAACCACGATTTGCGATAATGGTAAAAGGAACGGGCGATTGCAATGTTCTGAATTGAACCGCCCAATCAAAAGTAACTATTCCAACATTAGGTATAGCTACAGCTATAGACTCACTGGGAATTTGGGTTTCCCATGCTCCGATACCCGGCATGTATTCGCTCCTGTTACTTACCGATTGCCATCCAGTTAACGAGGCTAGATGCACTTGCAGTACCTGCGCCTGTATGAAGATAAGCGTCAAAGGTATGACCAGAGCATACGATGTTTATAGCAGCTTGACCGGAGCAACGAGTAGCACCACCGAAGTTTGCCACTGCCATTACTATAGAAGAGAGGCGGGTAGATACTGCCGCCAGTTGGCCGGAAGTAGTGAAGCTGCCTTTATCTACGCGCAGCAACCCATCCACGCCGGAAGGACCAATGAAACTTTCATGCCCCGTCTTGCCTATAGCAAAACCGGAGCCATAGACGGAAATACCGTCATGATGTGTCTGTCCCATTCTTCACCTCGCGCCTTTTAAAAAGGCAGGGGATAGGCTCGACCTACCCCCCACAAGTCAGAGCCGCTGGCTCTTACGCACCGGGAGTCCCGGCGATACCCCTCCACCCAGAGAAACCACAGGTGAATCTCATGTACGCTTTGAATTTTGCATCCCCGGTATCAAAGTCGTCATCGTTGTCGAAGCTCAAAGCCTCACGCCAGAAGAAACGCAGGTAATGTTCTTCTTTGTCAGTCAACAGGAACCACGCCGAAGTAGAGGTAAGGTAATGAGCCACCATGTAGGACAAGCCCTCACCTTTCAGAGCGTTGATCTCATTGTCTGCCGTGTGCGGCTTGTGCTCGCTTTCCAGTAGTTCCTTTGCCATCCACTTCAGAGAGTAAGGAATGACCAGAAGTTTAGGCCGCAGAAGAATCGGCATATCCCTATCATCGGTTGTGGTTTCCATCAGTTCAAGCATGGATTGCAGCGAAGTAATGGAAAGGTCGGCATCCGTTGCCAGCCTATTGCTGTAAGGGCCGCTACCCGGTCCAGCCGCTACGTTCGGATGTGCCAACGAGCACAGAGGTTGCCTGTCCAGCCCCAGTTGCGCCGTGGAAAATGCGTTGTTGAGCACACTCCACGTATTTACTTCTTCTGTTTGATGTGCAGACCGAGAAAGCGCGCTCGGCATACGCTTGATGATACCGTACTGGTCATCCGAGTACAGTTCATGTGTGACCCTGAAACCGAGAGCATACGGTACAGGGGTATAGGTCTTGATCTCACCCTGAACAGGATCGTCATAGGTGATTGCCCTACCTTCCTGTTTCTGGACGAGAGGCCCAAGCCCAGTGATTTCGGTATCCTGCTCATATGCCCTAGTCGTATTCTCGATACTGAATATCGACTGATACTCTTTCGGGCGCATCCCGTACTTCTCAAAGAAAATCTCATGAAGTGCAGGTTGAAGCAGGTGTGAAAATGCAGAAGATCTGGAACCCATTTGCACCCCTCCTTAGTTCGCCAATGCAGGGGAAGAAATGTTATTCAAGACTTGGCTGTTTACCAGCTGCGAAACAGGCGCAAGAACTTGGAACAACACTCTACCATAGAATGTAGGAACATCGTCTTGCTCATGGAAGCCAAGAACCCGAACCATAGCCGTTGATACGTTCGCCCCACCCTTAGACTTATCGACATAGGTTCTACCACTCAGCGAAGTAAGACCGAAAAGCTGGAAGCAGTCCGTTGCCGCAGTCTGCGCACTGGCAGAAGTGGAATGGCCCACGTTTCCAATAAAGATCGTGTCAGGAGTAGCAACATATACTCCAAGCACCGCAGAGATAGCTGTACCTGCATCGTCAGCCGCGAAACCAACAATTCCTTGACCGCTTGCGTCCGTGCCGGGCTTGGTAAGCCCCATTCTACTACCAGCTGCACCGGACATGCAGACCATTTCGCCAGCTTTGAACGATTCACTCGCCCCCAACTGAGGAAAAGGAAAGAGAGGAACATCCCCGCCGTTCATAAAACTTACGGGCCTTACCCCTATCAAGTCGGTTATGGAAGATCCAGCAGAATTCTTCCTAGACATACTACCCTCCAAAAGTAACTTTTAGTCCTCAAAGGTTTTAACACCAAGCTCCTTGGCTTTTTCCTTGAAACTTTCCTTGGCGGATTGCACCGCATGTTTGTTTTTCAGTTCGTCTCTTGTGACCCTGCGCTCATGAACTTCCCTTGGGATTTTCCCCAGTACCAGATCCCCAAACTCCGCATCCGGTATTGTCTCATACCCCTCGGCTTTGCGTACCGCCATGTTCTGTTTGCGCGTATTCAATGCACGGTAATGAAAATTTTCCTCATCCGTCTTGAACTCACTGAACGGATCAAACATCGGATTCGCCAGCGAAGGTTCAGCAACCGGCGTAGGATTCCCAATTACCACATCGTCAGGCAAGTGAAGAGGCACAGAACCATCCCCGTTGGGCCTGCCCGGCCTTATCCTGCTACCCTCATCTTTCATATATGATTACCCCAATCTCTTTTTGCTCGCGGCGTACTTTTTGTGCGCCTCATCTTTTGGCATACCAGAGTAGAACTTTTCTGCCACTGCCTTTTCTTCTGCCGACAATGGAGCGTCTTTCTTCTCTCCCCCAAGATTGGAAGCTGAGGGGGATTCAAGACCGCCTTCTCCTTTCTCTTGCTGCCTTTCCTTGTGCTTTTCAAGAACCATTCGTGTGAACTCTTCAGGGTCAAAGTGCATCCCCTTGACCATCTTAAAGACTTCACCCACGACACCCGGCTTGAGTTTGAGTTGAGGTTGCATGTTCAGTAGCTGGTCTACTTCCTTCTCATACTTTACGAACTCAGGATCAGAACGAAGTGCAACTTTCTGCTGCTCATACATAAATTCAAAGATCGGGCTTACCGCCTGTTGGATAACCTTTGCAGTGGCCTTTGCAGGTTCTCTAAAGAAAAGATCATCTATATTATCATCATCTTCAGGGGGTTCAATCGGCGGAGCATCTGGCACCCTGTTTTGCAGCGATTCTAAAAGTTGTTTATTGGCCGAAAGTTCTTGGCTCTTACGGGTAAACTCACTTTCCAAATTGCTGTACGCCGTTGCTAGATCATCAGGACTTTTAAACTTACCAAGAATAAGTTTCTCTTCGCCACCTTCAGGGGGTTGTCCACCTTGTCCATCCGGCTTATTGTCATCCATATTATTGATCCTCTTCCCATTTGTCAATAGCTTTTTCCGGTAGACTTTCGATTAAAAGTAAAGTGTCAACTGCTCCTACAAAATAATCACAGTTAACGCCCACTCTTGCATTCTTTGTCATATCCGACATTGCTCTTGACTTCAGACTCTCTACCTCTTGCAGAACTAACTGCCACACTTTATTCTTCTGCAAGTCCCGTAGGTACTGCCGCATTTCCTCCTTGCTGTGTTTGTCCAAACATACCTCCCAGCTGTTCCAGTAACTGTTGTACTCCTGCGCCCTGTTGCCCAACTTGCCCGTAAGCCTCCCTAATCATTTCAGGTAATTCGGGAACATAACTTTCAACATCAGCTTTTTCAAACGACCTTACCAAGTCTTTCGCCATGTTGTAGTAAGACCGAATCACGCCATACACAAACTCTTGAAGTTCAGGCGGCATCTGAACCATTGGGTTCATCACCGTAGTAAGAAGCTGTATCATCTGTGAGAAAATACTACCAAGCTGTTGAAGCATCATGAGATTGGATTGCTTCTCGATCTCTTTATTAACACTCAAGGAAGTGGCAGCACAGGCAAATTGATAGTTTTCCCTGAGATATTCTGCATCCAACCCACTAGGAAGCATAATTTCAGCCACAGTACCTTTTTCATCATCCTCCACGGTAAATATCTTTTCAGGCCGATACTGCGCATACAGTTCAACTACCTGATATGCCAGTTCTGCAATAGCTTTGCGTGAGTTATTGATAACCAAGTCAAAGTGCCTGCCTGATTCTTGGAGCAACGCAAGAGTACCAGTTGCCGTTGCTCTACTCTTCATAGTGGCACTCTCTTTACCCACCGTATAATCTGTGACTTTGGTTCTACGCTCATGATAGTCACGCAGCATAGTATGAAGAACAAAGTTGGATTGGTGAACATCCCCGAGGGAAAATTCCTGAAGATCAGTAACATCATCAAGATCAAAAACCTTACCGGGATATACCGTCATTTCCCGTTTGTCTTTCTCTCCCCCTCTCCTGCGCTTGAAGCATTTGGCATTGGCAAGGGTCATATTGTCTATCGTCTGGTTAAAAGCCGTATTGATTGCGTCCTGAAGATGTTCACTCAGTTCACAAATGCCCTTACCGTAAATCCTACTCGCTCTCCCCTGATACACGTTACGGACAAAGGGCCGCTTTCCATGTTTATACGGAAGATGAATCCAACGCAAGATGGTATCTGTTTCCAGATGAACCGTTATCACGGTCCTTTCAGGATAACCATCATCGTCTATGTCATAGTCAAGATGAACCTCATAGATAGTAAACTCATTCAGTGCGTCATGCGAAGTCTCATGGATCTTCTCAGCCTTTTGCTTTTCGCCCTGTACGTCCTTACCAGTCTGTGCATCGGCAGTCTTTGAATCCTGTTTCCCTTCCAACTTGTCTACATTCTGGTATATGCCAGCTTTACCTTTTGCTTTTAATGCAGTCCAGTGCAGCTTAAGCCTGTGTGCAACCCAAGGTGCAGTCTGAAGATCCTTCGCATTAGAGGGGAAAATCAGATCCTCGATAGCTACTATTTCAGTCTTGGCATCGTCCCGCTCAACGATCTTGCCGCCCACCTTCAAGCTGTCAGTGTCCCAAATGGCTTTCAAATAACCAGTTCCCATTTTATTCTTCTCAAGAATCCACTGGGAACCTACCTCATGGAAATCCACCACGTTAAGGAATATCTGCTCAAGAAACTGCTCGATCTTGGCGCAGCTATCCTTATCTACACCTTTCTTTTTAGGCTTGACCTGAATGTACGGATGAAGGCTAAGGAGGGTGTTAACCTCCCTAGCGTGAATGGTTTCTACTGCTATGGCAGTGAGGGGCAAGGAAATGTTGCTACACCCCGGCCACGGAAAATCCTTTTGCTCAGGCAGAATTTCTTCATACTGCTTGACCCACTTAATCCACCTGTCCTCAAGCTGGCTCCTGTCATTTAAGGCAGTGAGAATCTGGCCCTTGACATACATGAGAACTTCATCACGCATTTCCGCACTTGCCTTTACAACAAGGCTATTCTTTTTATCGGCCATTTAATACCTCAATGTATATATATGAAGAGGGTGCCGCTTGGCACACACCGGACAAACATATCGGTCATCCACTGGCTAACACGATTGACTTGGCTTTGGCCCGACACCTCTACCGCCATATGATTGTAAACTTTCCCCGTGGCATCGGCCTTGGAAATGATAAGTGCCGAAGTTGAAGAGAGATCCGGCTGTAACCAGTAAAACCGCTCTACCTTGACTCTCCCCCTTAAAACAAGTTCGTTCATCGTCCCAGAGGTAATAACAATAGGGTCACTCCCCGTAATGCTGCTACCATTCATAACCAATCCCTCCTTAGTATTCGTAAACACCTATATCCGGTGCGCTGCCGTTGTAAGGGAGCGAAACCGCCGCCCCATTTGTCCAAGTGATTACTGAACCAACAGTTATAGTGTTGCCTGAAATGCCAGTTATTGTAGCAGTTTGTGACCCTACTTGTATAGTATCTCCTGTAAGCCAACCAAACCCAGAAAAGAACCATCCAGCATCTGCCACAGTAAAAGTGTTACCCCCGACACTGTTAGTTGCACTTGTAACAGTAGTCAAGGTTGCTCCTGCGTCTATAGTTGGACTACCCACTAAAGGCGCATGTGCAGCATTAAGCAATGGTGCCTGCTGGATATTACCAACATAGTATGAAGGATATGCAGTCTGCAACGCTGCCACTGTGCGCGGCGATCCATCTACCCATGTCACAGCCCCAGACCCTATGCTGTCTTTATAAAACAGATTATTATTAAAATAGTTTTGATAGGAAGCGGCAACAAGCATTGCCATATTCTCTGTACCTGCCGTGGCACTACCATCTTGCATAGTCTGGAAAAGGTAGCCACCGACATTATAAAATATATTGTTTTTAATATAGTTATTACTTGTCCCACCACTATTGTTACCTATGTACACACCTTGGCCACCAGATATGACGTTAGTAACCAAGTTATTATAAACATGGTTCCCTGTTACGGGCCATCCCCCGTTCGCCTCTAACATGATACCCCTTGAATCAAGGCAAGTCTTAGACTTAATAATATTTCTTCTGACTATATTATTTGTTGAATCTATAGTTAAACCACCCTGAGTTCTGGCTTGACTTAGCCCACTATTCTGACCGCACCTTACATACGGAAGAGCATGATCCCACCCGATTAAGATATTACCATCTAGCAGGTTGTTTTTCCCATTCTCAAGCGCAGCGTAAGAGGAACCGCCATAGCTATAGATGATATTATTCCTGAATACATTATAGTCAGCAGTACCTTGGCCATCGGCAGACAATGACGCGCCCTGTGTTGCTGTTGCATTATGCCCACCGGAGACTGTTATAGTATTCCCTTCAAATAGGTTATAGTTTGCATAAGCCCGAAGATTAATAGCATCGTTCATGACATTGCTAACAGTCAGTGTGACAATACTATTCTTTACCGTGTTATGATGTGACGCTCCACTTGGCATGAAGTTAGAGCTATACAGATAAATTGCTGGACTCCATGATCCATATGTAGAGTAGACCTCACAGCTATCAATTGTAATATAGCTTGCCCCCGCCAGCAATACTACTGTCCCTGTACCAGAGGACAACTTGAGATTTTTTATGGTTGCATAAGAACGGCTCATAGCATTCACGCCAGAAAGTGTAGGCTTGGCCGTAGCTGTCCCATATGAAGTATAAACAATAGGGCTGGTCGATGTACCAGTTCTGGGGATAAGCGTTTCATACCATGTATCGCCTTTCCTAAACCCAATAACTTTTCCAGCAACAAATGCAGTGTTGTTTACCTTTCCAACAGTACACCACGGAGTTGCACTTGAAGTCCCATTATAGCTATCACTGCACCCTGAAGTTGCTACATAATAGTCTGGTACTTGCTCTATTGGTATTGTTTGCCATGTAACCCATTGGCTATTTTTATATACTTTGACAGTTGGTACTTTCCATACGCCATTTAAATATGTCTTGAGTGGAGCTATTCCCCAACTATTATTAACATGGGCCTTCAGCCCACCAGAAAGGCTAACTGTTGAAAACCCAATTGTCTCTCCCCCTGTTATATAAGCCCCCATAACTAAAGGGTACGTTCCCCCTATCCCATTCTGAGCATAAACACTTCTTTTAAAATCAGTTGCCAAAGAGAAAGTCCCAGTCTCATTAAGGAATTGAGGGTCAGTATTTATTGAATGGCTGTCTCCCCCTGCCAATAAGGTATTACATTTTACTTTCCAAGCATCAAGGGTGCTATAAATTGCACCCTGATAAACCCATCGAGGTGTTCCAGTTGTGTAATAATTGTTGTAGTCAATAGTAGTAAATGTAAACGTAGCGGCACCATACGGCCAGGACAAAAAAGAGTTCACTGGGGAACTAGATATGTTATTAAGAAACTTTGCAGGCATACTAACTGAGGTCCATTTATTAAAATCAGCTACCTTATTAGCGTAAAATGTATTGTTATAAATTTCTATATCAGTTGCCAATGTCACGAATGTGATCGCGCCATACTCAGCCGAATTTGAGGTGTTATTGCCTTTGAAAATATTTTGATAAATTCTTGTCCCTGTAGAAGTCCCTGCATTTGCTTGGTTAGCCATCCAAGCCCCACCATAAGCATTGTTATAAATAAAATTTTTCCTTACTATTGTGTTTGTTTGAGAATCTTTCAAGGTCATTGCGGGACCGCCACTATTATATATATCATTATTTTCTATGACTAAATTAGTGGCAAGATATACCATTATCAACGCACTGTTGGTATATTGGACCCCCCTTAACGAATTATCATGTAATCTATTATTTTGAATGACACAGTTAGAGCAACCTTGGACCCATATAACCTCTCCTTGTCCAATCCCACTCCAACTATCTCCCCCAATTGAAATATCACAATTTTTTACTATTGTCCCAGTCGCCTCCATCACTACAATCCCTTGGATAGTCAACCCATCTATAATAGTACCATCACGTTTATTAGTCCCATCGAAATCACCTATAACTCCGTTGGTTGGCATTACCCCGCCATTGCCTACCAAAGTTACAGTTTCTCCTGAATAAGCTTTAATGGTAATATTATCGGCTGGCGGGACTATCGCTGCCGATTGCCCCATTGTTGCTGTAGTCGTGACTTGATATGTCCCACCACGCAAAATTATAGTATCATTCGCAGATAATCTACTAACTCCATACAAAGGAGTGGCCCAAGGTGCACCTATCGCACCTGTCCCTACCGTATCACTCCCAGTTGTTGCTACATAATATGTTGCCGCAAATGAAGTTTGTGAAAATATCAAAAGCATCAATATAATGATTATATTCATTTTTTTTACCTAGCATATATATTTAACAACTGATACCCGCCAGTTGAGTCAGTTACGCCTAGCCCCCGAATACCTACTTTACCAGCATCAGCTATGTCTGAGTCAGTTGCAGATATTGTTTCTGCCCCATCGACAAACAATTTAATAGATGTTCCTTCCATACGAAGTTCTATGCTATATGACCCGCTAAGTGATAATGACTGCACGACAGTAGAACCTAATTGGGTGGCAGACCCGTTTACGAACTTATAAAGTTGCCAACCGCTGCTAGTGCCACCATATCTTGCAAGATAAAATGTATTCGCTGAAGTGCTGGCCCTGCCAATTACGCCTGCCGACAAAGACGCACCGTTAGATTGTACATAAATAGTTGCGAAGACACTATAATCAGCAGAAGGGGGAGCACCACTAGCATAATAACATGTGGAATTTGTATTAAAATAAACCTTGTCTCCAGATGCTTCAACTACCGCTGCACCTGTAGCATAGGAAGGATGGCTTACCCATGTTGCCCCAACTTCCCCAGTATGAGATGCTAATGTTGTGTCCTCTGTTTCGGAAAATGTATCATTAACAATATAAGCCACTGCTGAAAGACCAAGACCAGCAAGAGTTGTGCCTATCCCCCAATTCACCCCCATACTAATTCCTTTGTTCATTGTTATAGTCCTGTAGTATCTACCCAAATATCGTTGGCAGAAGGGGCAGAAGGAGCAACCGTGCCTACTGTTATTTTAGAAAAACCAGAGAATGCAGTATTTGCCATAGGGGTGTACCCATACAAAGTGTTAACATCAGTAGAGGATACCGCCGAAACAACACCAGAACCATTCGCCTTGAGTATACCGTTTATTGTACCAGCCCCGCCTCTAGCCGCAGCTACTACACCGGAAGACAAATTGCTTGCGTTGAGAGTCGTAAGTGTTGAGCCATTTGTCGTAGTAGAAAATACGCCGCTGGTCGAATAAGTGAACCCCGTCCCAGTAGCCGGGGTTAAAACCTTTCCCGTTGTGCCGCTAAATAAACTTATTTGCCCACTTGTTGTGGTAGATGGCAAATTAGTAAGAGGCATTTTTGTGTCAAGCACAGCTTGCAAATCTGTTTGATTCGATAATGTCCCAATAATACTTCCCCATACTCCACCGCCACCTTCACCCGAATGAGCAGCAACGTAACTTACTACTGCCGCTTGCGAAGGGACTTTAGTGTTAGAGTTTGCTGCCATGTTCGCATCGGTATCGAGATAAGTAAGGGGCATCTGGGCCACGTTGGACACATTACCTAAACCAACATCAGTAGCAGAGACAGTAACGTTGCCTGTCAATTCATGCCCTGCCACTGTTCTTGAGGTAGGGACTTTGGAACTGAGTGCAGTGTTGAGATCAGTCTGAAAAGATAATGTACCTGTAATACTCCCCCACGACAGAACAGGTGTCTTCCCATCCACATAGGTTTTAACAGCCGCCTGCGATGGTACTCTTGTATCAGAATTGGCAGTCATGTTGGAATCAAGATCAAGATATGATAAAGGCATTTGTTGGAGGTTATCTACATTGCCTAGCCCAATGTCACCTTTGCCTAACGTAACATCAGCAGACAGAGGATACTCATTCACTTTTATACTGGGAGAAACAGCGCCAATATCAGAGGGGGTAAGGCTAATATCGTTATTCAACGACCTGCCGTTAACTGTGCGTGTAAGCGGGACATACCCACTGACGGAGAACAATGACTTCATTGCGCTTATACTTACTGTCCTATCCCTGAAACCTAGCGGCTGTCCAGAATCATAGAAATATGTATAAGCCGCGTCGGTCGGCGTAGTTAGCGGGGTATATTGCGTTATTCTCGCCGCAATAGTTACTTTTGGAATAAAGAGAAGAAGAATTACAGCCCACCATAATTGCCTCATGATGTTACCTCATTCTAAAATAAGAGTTTGTTGCCATCCATGACTTAGCATCTGCTACTGCCAGCCATATAGTAGGCATTCTGAATGTTCCCATATACCCAAAAGACGCAACCCTTACCTGAAGTTGTGTCCCTACTGTAACGTTCCAATAACCGTAAGAAATTATAGAGTTAATACCGAACGGGTTTTCAGGATCTTCTATACCTTGAGAGTCATAGATAATATTCCCTTCAGAGTCTAACAAATCATCCCCAAAAGAGTCAGTAATCCCACCAAGAGAAATAGTAGCATCCATAACGTCAAGATAACCGTTACTCACTATAATAGGATTTAATGCAGAAGCTGGCTCACGCCAATATACCCCTGCTATCGCTCTGCGATCAAACCCCATAACTTCCTCCACCCTGTTTTTTCTTCTTTAGATCTCGGCTCCGTTATTGCCGAAAAACAACTATCTACTTCAGCCTTGGTCAAGTCCTGCATCAGCTGAGCACATAAAGCATCCCCCGATCTAAAGTCTCTGCCTTCTTTGGAGTACTTAACAATAAGGGCAATTCCAAGTTGAGGATTCATACCTTGACTCTTGAGCCATGCAAGATATCTTTCTTCAGTATAGTTATATCTCTGTAAGAACTCTGTAATCATTACCCACCCCTAACTCTTTCGGTATAGTTCACATTATCAATAAGTGTGAAGTAAGAAGAATAATTTGTTGCATCGGTTCTTAAGTACATCCTATTCGGAAGATAGGTTTTGTCGATGTATAAATCTTCCCATGCAAACCACCTAAGCATCCTTGCTGTATGCGCCAGTGTACCGGAGGTAAGTTCTGCTGCATCATCAGTCGCAATGTTCGCCACACCTACCGCAACACTTGAAACTGCCGTAAGGATATTGTCAAGGCCAGAGATACCCACCGATAACCCAGAGATTGCCGCCAAAGTGAGGTTAAACCCAGAGGTTTCTATTCTTGCACCTATGCTAGAAACTTGTGTGAGTATCGGTGTAAGCCCTGAGACGTTAAAGTAAACAGCACCGAGCCCAGAAATTGCATCTATGATAGGATCAAGCCCAGAAACCTCTACCGAACCGCCAAAGGTCGTGTTTGAAGTATGATTAGTTTTAATCGTGTTCCAGACTTGACCTGCAATTGCAGAGGTGTCTGTTGCCACCTGTGCTGCTGCAAGCACCGGAGCGAAGCCAGAAGCTACTGCATTAGTAACACCAGATATTGCAGCAAGAATTGGTGTTAGGCCAGAAACTTCTGTAGCAACCGTAATGCTGGAAACTGCTACGAGAATTGGTGCAAACCCAGAAGCAACAGCAGCTACTGAACTAGAGATTGCAGTAAGTGTGTCAATCTGATTCCCAGCAAAGGTAGTACTTGAGGTATATGTTGCAGTAAGGCTGTTCCACACTTGAGCCGCTATGGAAGACGTGTCTACAGAGGGAGCCGTGCCGCCATCAATAACCCTAGCAATTTGGGAAGAAGTATGCGTTGAACCCCACAGACCGACAAGCGCGTTAGTGTGGACACCGGGACGAAGAACGACAGGGCCAGAACAAGCAGCCAAAATCCCCGGCAAACCAGAGACATTATTTTTAAGACCAGACACAGCAGTAATAATATCAGTAGGCGTATACCCATCATTTTGCCCTACCAATATCTGGTCTAAACTTCCTGAAGTAGTGCTAAATTTTATAGCCCAATTATCGCAAGACATTTCAAGTGCAGTGAGACTTGCAATGGCATACATTGTCCCACCAAGTATCCCAGAGATTCTACCGCTTAGGCTTGTGTAATCTCCTGTGCCGGGGTATCCGATAAAGACTCCTGATATAGATTCCGCAGCATAGTTTTTCGCATATGTTCCTGAGGCTGTTACAAGCGGGAACATTATACCGGACAATGCTACTCCATACTTACCTTTTATCATTATTGCCCCCTATACTACGGCCAACAAATTTAGTAAATTATATCCTTATGCCAATTCAATATCCAGTCCTTTTATTCATTGCATCAATTTTTTGCTTCTCTGCTCTTGCTATAGCGTCCAATTCATCCTCGGATACAGCCCTGTTCGGAGTATCATTAGCAATGTATTTCAAACAATCCATAAGGTGGTGTTTCCCTTCGCCCTCGTTCTCCCATGTGTAATCTTCAAACTCTTCTAGCGTCCTATGACAATCACGGAAAACAAAAAGTGAAGGCCGAAGTGTCTGCTCGTCACCATATACAGGAGTTAATCTTAACTTGTTATTAATCTGATACCATGCACCATCAAATTTGTTGTTTGCTTCCAAACACGGTATACCAGCGCGTCTGAATTGCATCTGCACTGACATAGTTTGGCCGCGCAACTTGTCAATCAGTTTTGCGTTCGGGTCTATGAGATACCGTGAGACTGGACACTTCTTCTCGATCTTGATTAACTTAGTAGCTATCTCAGGTATCGTGAGATCAGGCTGGAACATTTCATGACAAATATACCAAGTGCCAAACTCATCAACCGTAAGCCATAGAACGCCAGTAGCAGTAGAAGGGTGAGGGTCGATAGCACAAAAAACAGGCCAATGCCAAGGAATACCAAAAGGATCACAGAGGTGCAGCGACCTAGAAAATCTACGATAAATAAGCCCAGACCAAGATACAAACTGGCCATCATACTGTTCTGCGAAGGCTGTCTCATCAAGTTCTTTCTTTGCTTTTTCATACTCTTCTTTACTGAAGGTAGGATTCTCAGTGACCTTTATATTGATCTTCGCCCAATAATCAGGATCACCGTTGACTGCCGGAAGATAGAACCGCTTGTAAAGCCAGTTGTACCCATGCGGAGTAGTAGGGATGATAACACGCCCTTTACGGGAACCAAGCCTTGCGCGAAGATACCTGTCATACGTCTCTTCTTTAAGACGTGAACCTTCCGACAGGATCAGCCAATCAATTTCTTCACCAAGGAGTGCATCGGGATTTTGTTCGGTCTTTGTGTGAACTTCAGACCCCCAAGGGAAAAGCAGCATCTGGGGGCCGGGCGTGGTATAGGAAACATTTATTTTACTATCAGGTTTGAATCCGAGTTTGTTTACCAGCGCGTCATAGATATATCGGAATTCTTTGGAAGGTTGCTCGTATGAGGGGCCGACAATCCAGCCCCTCGTGTTGGGCTTTAAGATATCAGGCAGAACATCCATTGCACCGCACAGAGATTTCCCAAAACGCGAACCCGCACCGATAAACTTAAACCGAGCGGGTGTATCGTGGAACTCCTGTTGAGGCGGGGAAGGAACATACCCCAGAGTTTTGTACAGCGCAGCAGCAACTTTGTCCATTATTTAGACCAGATAAGCTCCAGCATTTCATTAGCAAATATATACTCGTTGATTCTTTGGGCATCTTCCTCTGTCTGAAGTGCAAGCCCGAACAGTATAATACTCATCTGGCTTAAAAGTCTACCCTTTTCTCGCAAGGCCACAATCTCATTGACAAGGGCATCATTCGGATCTTCACCCTCTGCCATAGCTAACACACAAATTTCTTGAGGATCAAGGCTCATAGTAGATATATGGTCCGTCATTCAGAGTTTCGATATATTGCATACTGGGCTTGTGAAAGTATAAACCGTAAGATCCTTCACCGTCTCCGCCCAATTCCCTGTTCTTGGAGCAGTTCAAAATGCAGTCATACTCCAATAGTAACTTTTCAAACTGAGGTCCGAAGCATTGTCTATCATAACATTCCCTGTATTTGTCCTCTTTCTTCTTGTTTCTCCAAATAGAATAGACATTATCCGGCAAGTCTGTCAGTTCAGACGTACCTTTCACATCCATCTTGCCCGGTTTCTCATCTTCCGACTGTGATTTTTTGGCGTGAGCTATCACATTTACGTTGACATTGTGTAATTGTGCAAAATCTTGCCACTCATCCATGAAATTCTTCTGTTTTGAGTGGTCGTCTGGATCAATCCCACACTTCATGAGACTGTCAATCACAAAATACTTGACTTTATGCTCTGCTCTTGCCCTGTTGAATACCATTTTCAGAGTTTTAAGGTTGCCCACACCTGTCTTGTCATAGACAAAAACCCTTTTGTCAAGCCAATCTATGCAAGAGGCCACTTCATCCTCTGTTGGATTAGCTTTTCCTAGTGCTTGTCGCACCATTCGATACAGATTCTTAACTGCTGGCATTTCAAAAGAGGCAAGAACTGATTTTTCCCCCAGCACACACTGCTCAAGAATTGTCTGATTCAGAAAAAGTGACTTACCGTGACCATTATACCCAGACCATAGGGATGTTTCACCCCATATCACCATGAATGGTAACTTTTTCCAATGGTATTTATATCCTATCTGATCCTCATCAGTAGGGAAAAAGCGTCTCAGTATCTTATCCTTAAAGTATCCAGCTGGTCTTAATAGAGATTCATCATAGTTATCTGACATATACAGACTCGATCTCTATTTGTACCTCATCCAGCCACCTCTCAGAATTAAGCCATGTTGCTGCATGAGGTATGAACTGTTCTTCTCTCTGTAGATGCAGTTTACTTTGTTTCTGATTCTCTAAGCTGTTAAGGATAAACTGCTCTACGTCATAAGGATAGACTTTCTTCCTGAGAACCTTGAGGTACGCCTTTTCCGCTAGTGACTTGCCTACCTTCCGAGGATACGCTTTCCAGAATTCTTCAAAACGGTTCTGAGGATAAGAGGCTTCAACATCTGGCAAACCGCTTTCACCTCCAAAAAGCGATCTTTCTTTTATATTTCTTTTCTTTGTAACTGATTCTCTTGTTGTGGTGACACGCATGACACCGGGGGTAGTGTCGCGCTGTACACCCTGTGTCACGCATGACACCCCCCCTTCCATCCATTCATGGCGAAGGAAAAAATAATCGCTCGGTAGGCACTGAGCACAGCGTTCAACCTTCTCGATTAACCCCAAGCTTACCAGTTCAGCCAGATACCTTTGCGTCATCCTTGGTTGAAAACCAATCGACTTTGCCAGCGTTTCGACTTTTGGGAAAGCTGCTCCATCCTCTCCTGCATACTGGCAAAGTTTACCGTATACGATTTTTGCCCCATGTGAAACTTCTTCGCGCTCTAATAACCAGTTAGGTATAAACGCACCAACAAACAACTTGTATGGGTTTATTCTCATATCAGCACCTTCTTAAGCAGATCATCTACAGCTATCCGGTATACTGCGGCAACTGAACAGCCGTTGGCCTTGGCTACCAGTTCAACTTTCTCCTTGATCTCCGCTGGAATGAAGAAGGATGTTGTTACGTAATTGTGTCTCTCTTTCTTCTTCAACCCTTCTATCTCTCGCACCTGATTTAATTTTCCCACCTCGTATCTCGTACTCATAGTTTAGCCTCAGTATTGCCTGTATGAATTTTAATGGAACTTCCTTTCTCTGAAGAATATCGTCATGGCATCGTTCACAGGCCGGGATGGTATCATAGTCCGAGCATTTAATTCCCATGCCCCCAGTGAAAACATGGTGCGCCTCGATACCCCCCACGATGTACGGCCTACGGCAGATAATGCAGTCATGCTTCCGCACAAAGGACAGATAGACAGGATCTCTTGCGTACTTGATTTTAAGCATGAAAACCAAAAAGTTCTTCGCAGATAAGATGTACTGCATCATCCGGCGAACCAACAAAGGCTTCAAAATCATAGACAGGCTCTCCACATATTTCACAGATACAGAGAACCCACGCATCGCTCGGTACTTCTCTATATCTGATAATCATTGGATTCCTCATTTGGAATGAACGTGTATACATACATACTCTCACCTTTTTTATAGGTTTCAACTATAGTCCCTTGCCCAATCTTAACCCCTGCTTCTCTTAATTTTTTGTAAATGTATGCTTCAGGATTAAATTCACATGCAAGATTATACATAGATATTTCTATCCTAATAATTCCTTTATTTCCTCTATTGTCAGTCTTTTCTTCCATGTCTCTTTTCCCGGTAAACATTTAGGTTCTGAATCGTTGACATAAAACTTGCACTGGGCGGGACCACCTTTCATTACTTTACAGTTATCAGGGTGTCCACAGACTTTTCCGAGTCCGATGAACAGGAAATAGTGGCACGAACCGCATACGGGTTTAAGTATGTTTTGCAATGTTCCCTCATTGTGTTATCCATTTGGTAACAGTAGAGAATCTTATCGAAGTAAAGCCCTCTTGCTTGGTCGAGGCTGTCACTAGAAATAGCCCTGAAGGTACTCCCATTTTTTAAAATGATCCTTCTCTGGTCGTATAATGTGGTGCAGCAGCTATGTTCCGCTGTCATTTTGTTAATGATACGGTCCCGGCAAGAAGGGCAACAGGCTACATAGAGAACGTCAATCATCACAAGTCTCCCACTGGAACCCGCAATCTACACAGCGATAAACATCAGCCCTGTGTATCCCCTCATCGTTCCTCCATATGTCCGTCCGGTACTCCACATGGAAACCACGGCACCTACCGCACTGTCGGGTACTGGGCCACCAACTATAAGTAAGTCTCATCTTCTTTTCCTCATCAAAAAGTTGATAGCGTGTCTCTGCTCCGCGAGATCCTTAGACATGGAACCCATGACCATGTAAAGCTGTTTCAGCTTCTGGTTGTGCTCAAAAATCTCCTTGCACACAGCCGACATTGCCGGTCCCATTATCCGCCTCAGATTAGCCTTAAATTCTCTGTCCTCTCTGGCTGTCATTTCCAAGTCTCCCTGTTCTCTCCGGTCCTGTAGTTATGGCACATGGTATTCGGGCAGTAAGGAGGGGGAGCAATCAACACCCTATCCTTAAAGGTAGCAGGAGGGTTGACGAAAATATGCCGACACTCCTTGTTGTTGCAGACGATTTGTTGATATGGTTGAACTATGTCTTCTACATTATCTGCTTCAGCAGGAACTCCTGAAGTTACCACACCCCATGTACTCATTCCCCTTCTCCTTCCCACCACTGGAACCTGCACACTTCGCATTTAAGCTGGAACTCCTTACCCCAAAACCGCCCAAGCACCGTCTTGTTGGATAGACACACCGGGCATTCCTTGCCGGACTTCCTCCACTCAGGCATCCTAACATCATGGCCATCTATAATCATGACTGCTCTCCCCACGCCAGTATGCACTCATGGCAGATCACCATCCCGTTGGAGACTTCCAGTTCGGACTGGCAGAATGGGCAGACAGGGTTATAGCTTTGGTGCCACACCCTGATTAGCGGGCTTGCCCCGCCAGAAGTCTCTATGGAGATAATGTCCTCCCGCCTGAACTTCCGTTCGTTCATTTCCTCGATGCTCTCAAAATCCGTGTAGGTGATGTTCATCGTGTTACCCTCTTTACCATGACGTTAACCATGATTAGTTCGTGGTGCGCCTCTTTCTGTAACTGGTACTGAACATCTACTACCCTGTACCCATGTGACTCTCTTTCAAAAAAGAATAGGGAGCCAACCGCAGGAACAGGTATTTCTAACGGAAGAATAGGTGCTTCATCAAAACCGTTGGTACATATGAAGTAACATTTTGGCATACGCGCTACCTCCTTTTCGTCCATACTGCCGCAAACCCGCCCCTCAAGGCAAGCATTTTCTATTAGGTTCACCATTAGAATTGCAAAATATACAAAAAATAGGGGCATCTTGATAACAAAACGGCCTGTTTTTCGATTTTGCAAAAAATAATAATATCAGTACTTTAGTTTCGATCTCTCAGCGGTGGGATAAAACTCAATTGAAAATAGAACCGTGGAACATTTGTTTCACAGAGAAAGAAATTTGAATACGAGAAAATGATGTTTGGGGCATACCTATAGAAAGTGTCAACGTGTTATTTGGGGGGGGTGGGGGGGGTCGAACCAAACCCATGTATATGTATATTTATATACAGCGATTCAACGTAACATGCTGTATTCACTAGGCAATACGCCACTATAAACGACCGTTTGTAGCGACATGTATGTATATTGGAACAACGATGAAGCGCGTCACCACTGATTCTCCATGTGTCAGAGAGGCGTCTGTCTACTGAGCTGAGGGGGTTTTATACACACTTACCTATAATTATACATAACTACACATAACTACGCATAACTTCCTATAACTTCATGCAAATGTGCATCAATTGGCTATAACTACGTGTAATAAGGCATCACAGCCGTATTTATGCACTAACCGTGATACTTGGATATTCGTTTATCAGGCTATCCGTATATAGGCCATATAAGGCTTTACGTCTCATGAGGCGATAAAGGCTTATTGGTATAAGGCTATATTCGTATATCTGGATAGGGTTATAGAAGGGTATTTGGATATAGGGTTTTTCACTGGCAATGGCGCAGCAAAAGGCTATATGGATATATGGATTCTATTATGTTCTCCCAGCCCAGCCCGGCAACAATTTTATAGATATATATGGGTTATTGAATTGTTCCAGCTGGGAAAACCTAACATCGTGAAAAGGCGAATAGTTACTATTGGTTATAGGACATTCATATATATGGATATAAGCTCATGAATTTTTTTTGTTTTTTTTCTTGCTTTCGGTTTTCGATTCGTGGGATATTCGGATCAACGGAAGGAAACGGAATCCGGAGCCGAGATCCTCAGACTGAGAGGGTCGATAAAAATCTGAATAGCAGGAGTACGGGGCAACGGTTAGGTCCGGCCAGCTTAGACTGGGTAATTAGGCAAACCAGAGCCACCTATAGACAACAGAGGCTATTCAGAAACATGCAAGACCGGGAAATGGAATATTACCGGATAGCAAGCCAGAATCCCCAGTGACTAGCGATAGAGCTACACGGTAGAGGTAGATGGCAAACGAGAGTCCAGAACATTAGCGGCTCAGTTAAATGTCTGACACTGGGGGAAAACCTTGATACTGTAACCTATCTAGCATGGGTACACAGTCCTTTGGTTATTCTCCGATAGAGCCTGAAACCAAGACTCTTTCAAGGAGATAAGCCATGTTAGTAGAAATCAAAGGAAACAAACTGATTATCACCGCTGATATCAACGATCTTCAGAAGCTGCCGGATAGTACCACTGGCAAAACCCTGATTGTTTTCTCAACCCACGGCAATATCCCCACAGCTTGCATCGTGAATGGTAAACCGCTTGTGGTGAGCATTAACGCATACGTCAAAAAAGACAAGAAATAACCCTTACAACCAACACAGGCTCTATCAGAGAGTAGCCAAAGGATCTAAGGAGATACATCATGCTAAAGATAAAACTAGATGATAGGGTAAAGTTAGTAATATCGGGATGTTGTGACACCCCTAGTTGGCATTATGGTGGGACAATCATCGCAGCAGAGACATTATCGGGTATCACCTACTATGGGGTCACAGACGAAAACGTCAATATCACATATTGGCATAATTCATCTTGTTTTGTACAAGACAATAAAGCGACAGAGAAACAAGCGTATGAGGCATGGAAAGCCAAAGTGACCAAAGGAGACGATGAGCTTGACACAGACTTTTATGTCCATACCACACCGGGGATGTACAAGACTTACAACGGACCCAGAATAGGGGAGATACTGGGGAGACGGAGCCATGACTAAACAGACTCCCATGCTGGATAAGTTATAGTATCAAGGTTAAATCTCGCTCCTTTCTGCATAGCATGGTGGTGTCTAAAAGGGGATCACCATGAGAAAGACTATGAGATTTAAAGTTATCAAGGCAGTATACGAGACGTTATCGGTAAATGAACCAGATATAGCCGAGTATGCAAGCCACCATTACACATCATCTGCACAAGTGGCTGATTTCCTTTACTTTCTTAAACCAGAGTGCAAAGAGTATTTTATCACCCTACACCTTGACGGAAAGAATCGGATACTCTGTCTTGATATGGTATCACAGGGAAGTTTGAACCAGAGTCTTGTCCATCCCAGAGAAGTATTCAAAACAGCCATGCTTTCTTCAGCAGCGGCTATGATTCTGGTTCATAACCATCCTTCAGGAGATCCAACACCATCAGGAGAAGATAAAGAGCTAACACACAGATTAATAGAAGGTGCGGAAATACTGGGGATCAGGGTATTAGATCACATCATCATCGGAGATAGTTACTTTTCGTTTGCAGAAAGGGGATTGATATGAAGGCATACGATAAAGAAAACAAACAATGGGAGGCATGGGCATGGCCGGGTGGTTATCCTATTTATCATGTGACAAAAGATTGTGGAGTGCTTTGCACAAAATGTGCGAATGACAACTACGATCTAACATTAGGGGATGATCCACAATGGCACATTATAGGTTCTGATATTAACTACGAAGACCCAGAGCTATTTTGTGATAACTGCTATGAACGAATTGAGTCAGCCTATGCAGAACCAGAAGAAGAATAATCATTACCACCACCATGTTAATACAGAAAGGAGCGAGATCCTTTTGTCTAGTGTCTTATGGCATGGCTCAGATAAAGGAGACATATCATGAGTAACGAGACTACAGCAAGTAGAGAGTGGGCAACAAGACCCGCAGACGAAAGGATGCTTACATTAGAGGAAGCGTATACCAAGGCACGGACCAGAGCAGAGAACAGCACCGTAAAGGTAACTGCTACGGACATGCTGAAAGTGTACGGTACAGAGCAGAATGAGCTTATCATCAACACCGAATTAGGCCCAAAAATCTTCACCAACTGGTCATTTGGGCAGGTTTCCCAGATAGCCGGTGCTCCTGCCTCTTATCTCAGAAAACTCCCGTCAGAACTGGCAGCAGCTTGCTTGAATGACGGATTCCAGAGGACTCCGAGAGAGAGAACGATGCTTATGGCGAATGGGAACGATACCCTCAGATGCGCAACATCGGAAACTTATGGCAGGATTTATGACCATCAGGTTATCCGATCCATCATGAAGGCAAACCATGATAACACATGGAAGATCCCGGCAGCATCATACGCCACGCAGAACCCGCGCAGAGCTTCCACAATCTACGTCAGCGACCGGGATATTTTCATCTTCTTGGTTGACGACCAGCATCCTATCGAGGTGGGCGGCAAGCCCATGTTCAGAGGCTTCTACACTTGGAACAGTGAGGTAGGGGCGCAGGTTTGGGGTTTGGCAACTTTCTTGTACGAGTATGTATGCGATAACAGGATTATTTGGGGCATGACGAATAGAAACGAAATTCGTGTGCGCCACACCTCCGGTGGGCCTGAAAGATTCGAACTGGAAGGGGAAAAAGCACTGATCGAGTATGCCAACCAGAGTGCAGCACCCCTTGAGGAGCAGATACGCCGGGCGCAGAACCTGAAGATCGGCAAGGATGAGGATGAGGTTAAAGACTTCCTCAAAAAACGTGGCCTTACCGGAGCAACAGCAGAGAACGCAGTAAAAGCAGCTAAGATGGAAGGGAACGATTTCCTTACCTCTTGGGGCATTGCAGAAGGGCTTACGGCCCATGCAAGAAGCATCGACCACACAGATGATCGGGTGAAACTGGAAAGGGAAGCAGGTAAGATCCTTGACTACACCCTCAAATAACAACTGGCACGATAATCCATGCCATAAGACAGTATGCAAAAGGGGAGGTGATAGATGAAGAAATAGCGCAAAGACCAAGTTTTTAACAGGATTTTAGTATTAAAGTAGTTAAAAGCGTAGTTTGTTTGACCCTGAAAGAGTCAGAAGGGAAGTGCTGTATTGGCTTCCCTTTTGGTTTGTAAGGAACAACAGAAATGGAATTAACAGTACAAAGAACAGAAGCAGAAAAGAAAGCAGAGAAGAGACTGTTAGAGGCGTGGATAGGCTTTATGAATCATGAGATTACCCATGCCGAATACAAGGAAATTGAAAAGTTACTATTTCCTAGATATGAAGAGAAAGATATTCTTCCATATCTGAGGGGGATCGAATGAGTGAGTTTGACGTTTGCGGCCTATGCCGTAGGAATATGGACGATCTTGTCTTAGTGGTTGAGAAAATAGGCAAGGTTTACTCAGTCGAGGGGAAGGATATTACCCTTGAGTTTTTCGTAGAGTTTAACTATCTACGAGGTGCAGTTAAACAGTATGAGGGGAGAGAAGAACAGAATGACAGCATTATTAGTGATAAGCGGTCTGATCGTAGTGGGACAACTCCTTCCGAGCATCTTACTGTTGACCGGGATTTTAGCCGGAATATGGAAGAGTGGGCAAAGAAAAACTCATGAATAAAAACATCGAGTACCCCGTAAAAGAGCATCCTGATTACTGGTCATGTGAGGTAAATGGCTGTGATTGGGAGGCTAAAACGGTGGAAGAAATCAACTACGATTACTACCGTTGTAAGAGGTGCGGGAGGTGCGTAGATCACCTTGAATCCAGAAATTTTGTTGATTGATTTTATTATTATGATTATGATGATCGGCAAGGAGGAACAGGAAACGTATGGAACGCTTAAAGTTTGGAGGTTCACGCGAGCATTGGAGAAGAGGGGATTATATCATTTTCTTTGAGTCGGAGAATGGCGCGGTAGGTCTTGTGCCTATGAGCGAATTTGATGGCCCCCTCACTTCAGTCACGAAATGTCAAGATGCAATCGCAGAATTACAACTTAACTACCCAGACTATCAATTCTGGTACAAGAGGGAGTATTACCGATGAAGATGATACTGTTTCTTTTGGTATCAGCGGCTTACTTCAAGGTGTCAATCAAGTACAAGGCACTAAACAAGTATTCACCACTATTGGCGATTGTCTTTCTTATCGCCCTGTACCTTACTGTGAGGCACTGAAAAGAGAATGGACATGAGAGATTCTAAACTGAAGAGATTAGATACAATCGTTGACTTACTGGAAATAGCAACTGAATTGTTGCCGGATATGCCCTGCAAGTCTCTTGCTACCTGTAAGCAGTGTGATCCACATTGCCGGGCAGCGAATGCTGTTAGATCAGCCACCTTGCTTATCGAAGAAGTGGCTGTGATGATCGAGAAAGAAAAGGATATGCAACCCAGAATCACTACCAGCGAGCCGCTGACTCCGCAAGAAGTTTATTTGCGTCCCGAACTCTTTACGAAGGATGAACACAATGACTGACGAAAAACTGAGAGGCGAATTAGCGGGATCTTTGGCAGCGATTAACAAAACGCTGGAAAAGATCAAGGAGAATCCTTTGCCTACTTCTATTCTGGTTACAGTGAGGGTAGAACTTACTAATATCAGGATGTGGTTAGAGGATGCCTTAAAGGAATTAAAACAATGAGTATCAATGAAACAGAATCATACTGCAACTGTCCAAGATGCCGTGCGCTTAAATGGTACTGGTATTTAAGGACACAAAAGTCACCTATCGAGTTAGAGGCAGACAGACTCGCTCAAAGAGGTTTTTGATGCGAGTCGGTTATCTGAGGGTATCGACAGAGGGACAAGATGTAGAAAACCAACGTCATGCTATCGGAATATGTGATGAATGGGTATCTGAGTGCGTATCAGGCAAGGCAAGTTGGAGAAGTCGTAAACTTGGTACGTTGATAACAGCCTATCTTAAAACCGGAGATACCTTAGTAGTATCCGAGCTTTCACGCTTGGGGAGGTCATTCTATGAGATCATTGAAATCCTTTCCATTTTGGAGAATAGGAAGGTTCACGTCATTTCCATCAAGGAAAATTTTAACTTGTCGGATGATATACAGAGTAAGGTTATCGCTTTCGCGTTTTCTTTGGCAGCGGAGATTGAACGTCAGCTTATCAGCCAGAGAACTAAGGAGGCGTTGTCTTACAAGCGGAGCCAAGGCGTGATCCTTGGTAGACCAGAGGGGTCTAAAGACAAGAAACCACGAATAAGGAGGAAAGCAGAATGAAAGTTACTTTGATACCTGTACGAAAACCGAAAGAGTATGAGCCTATTACTGTACAGTTGACTCTAATAAGCCGAGAGGAGGCATACAGATTCATAAAGGAACTAGGTGGTTTACCGTCTCCTGAAGGTTTATTCCAAGAGTTATACGACACTACAAGAGAAGAACTTATCAGGCAGGGCTTTATGGAAAGGGAGGATTACTAATGGCTGAGCAATCAAGACCACAAGGAAAGAACCACTGCCTGATACGGAGTGCAGTACATCGTGAAAAAGGCGTGTTTCTGAAACAGGCACTACGTTCTGCCAAGAACAAGGCAAAGAATGTAGCAATGAACAAAGCACAAGGCGATCCATATGCCGGTATGCCCATAAAGTGTGAGGAACACCACCGGGGACGGTTACACGGCAAATGGAAATGGGTAGACGTGCCAACTGAGATTAAAGTCTTGGATAAAGAGACAAAAGATCGAATGATTACCAAGATCATACCCTTACCTCTTTGGAGACGAGTACCCGGTACATGATAGATTACCTACAAGAATCACGTAAGTGGGCATTCAGGCTTTACACCCTAGAGGAAGTCTGCAAGATTCTACGCATTAGCAAGGAAAAGCTCTATGTACTTAAGAAAATAGGGCTTTTCCGAGCTATGCACAGACGGGCGGGGTTTGGTAAAAGCAGAGGGGGGGAAACTTACTACACTGATCGGCAAGTATTTGAAGGGATTATGTACCTCTTTCCAGACATAACTACGATAGAGGTTGACTTTCTGAATTCTCAGATTACGGAGGTGCCTGACAATGCCACGTTTAAGGAAAGACGGAAGCCCCGCCAGAAAACCCGGCAGAAAAAGCAGGGCGGAGCAAATGGCGGTAGATTCAACGATAGAGTTAGAGAAGGACAAGAACGGAAAGTTCGCGGTCGCAAGAGGAAAGTGTACACAGTTGATCCCAGTTGTTATACCAGACGGGATAGCACCGATAGACTACCTGACCAAGAAGCAATTGACCCTGATCGGTAGGATAGAACGGATAGGGATAGAGGGAAGGCCAGAGGATATGGTGAGATTAAAGGCGAATCAGATACTCCTTCAGAAAGTCATGCCTGATCTTACCAAGAGCGAAACGCTGGTTACTATTTCCCCTTACGAACGCATTGCTAAGGCAATAGAGGACGCAGAAAAAGATGGAAAATCTTAATTGCCGATGCAACAAGTGTAGCTATGAGTGGAAGTCTAAAACTCTAGCTGTCCCTAAGTGCTGTCCTATGTGTAAATCCTATCGTTGGAACATGAAAGAGGTGGTAAATGAAAGAGAAGATTATAGCAATGATAGAACAGCTACGGGATTCTTACGAAGTGTGGACGACTGAATACCGTGAATGTGACCATATTTTGCATATTTTGCATCGGGTTCATAAGTTATGATAGTGGAACGGATTGACAGATATATGGAGAGCCAGATCAAGGAGCATCCCTGTAATACCAATAGGGCATCCGAGATCGGGCATGAATGCGACAGGTATCTTGTTTTCAGCCGTACCAGAAGCGATAAGAAATTACATGGACTAGATTCTGAGTACATCTTTAGAGAAGGAAACTACCAAGAGGCGGCTGTTCTTAACCTCTTAACTGAGGCTGGTTTTTCAGTAGTTGAGCAGCAGCGGCCTTTTGAGTGGAAAAGATACCAGTTAACAGGGCATGTTGACGGCAAGATCATCATTGAGAATGAAGCCATACCTATCGAGATCAAGTCTATGGCCCCTTGGATCTGGGATTCTATTAAGACTCTCGATGATATGATGAATAGTAAATACCCTTGGATAAGAAAGTATCCGGCTCAACTTACCATGTACGAAATGATGGATGAGAAAGAGCTTGCTATCTTCCTAACCAAGAACAAGTCAACAGGCCGTATCAGAGAAATTCCAATTACCCTTGACTATTCCTATGCTGAATTTCTTGTACAGAAGTGCGAGAGAATCAACGAGGCTATCGCCACTCATACCATACCGGAACCGATTACATGGTGTGATACTTGCGACAAATGCCCCTTTAATCACGTCTGTCTCCAAGAAGTCCTCAGAGAAGAACTGCAATTCACTGTAGACCCAGACGCAGAAGAGAAGATAGATGGATGGTTTGAACTGAGGCAATGGCACGACAAGTGGAAGGACTTGGACGATTGGCGCAAGGAACATTTCAGGGGAATAGATAGGCTGGTTGTCGGACCTTACCTAATCATGGGTAGGGGAACATCTAAGGGCTGGAAAACAACAATAACGAGGATATGAAAATGGCAGAGAAAGACCCAACAAGAATTTACAGCAGGAAACTGGAAGAACTGTCCGTTAAGGACGGGTTCAATGTTCGTATCGACACGCTGGATTCAAAAGTAACTATTGAGGAACTGGCAAAGTCTATCGCCACGGTCGGCCTGAAAGATCCCTTGGTTGTCTTTGAGGAAGGTGAGGAAACCTTTATCGAGGACGGACACCGGAGGTTTGCGGCGATTTTAGTTGCCAACAAGGAACTTGCCGCCAATATCGAGACAGTCAAGGTCCGGTACAACAACAAGGCAACAGATGAAGAACGTACTGTCAACCTCATGGTGCGACAAGGCGAACCTCTTGCCTTACTGGAACAGGCAGAAGTAGTGCGGAGACTCCTATTTGTTCACAAGCTGGAAGAACAGGCAGTAGCCGACAAGGTAGGTGCAAGCATTTCCCATATCAAGAATCTCAGGCTCTTGATTGACGCGCCGGAAGGTGTCAAGGCACTGATAGTCGAGGACAAGGTATCAGCGAGCCATGCCATAGAAGCCATGCGTAAGTTTGGCGATAAGGCAGAAGAGGCATTGGTACAAGCCCTTGTTATGGTCGAGGGTAAGGGCAAGAAGAGGGTAACGAATAAGACCCTGAAAGCAACTGGACCTAAGACCAACTGGAAAGAGATCGGCCCAAGACTCAGGGACATGATCGAGATCCTGTTGTCCATCGACACGAGCAACGTGGAAGCTATTAAGGGTAACTTGGAAGATGCCAAGATGCTTCTGGTTGAATTGGGAATCAATTCATGAAGTGGGTATGCCGGGAGTGCCACGACCATTGCATAGTAGACACGGGGGAGGCTAAGCGGCCCCCTGAAACCTGTGTATACTCTGGGTTTGAAGTTAAGTGGGAAAAGATAACTGAGCCGCCAAAATTTGTTCCTCTCTCAGAGTTAGGTCAATATCAGTAAACGAAAAGCCTTGGGCGTCTCCTTTGGTGAAGGGGTGAGACGACTGAGCTAAACGATGTGGCCCAAGGTATAGTTCATGGCATCGTTAGCTTGGTTGTGTAGACCGGGGGGCTGTGACGATCATGCAGTAATGTCATTCAAGCCCCCAACTTATTTCAAGGAGGTAACATAATGCCATGTGGTAAATGGGGAGACAAAGAAACCACCGCTCATGTCAATCATAGCTGTGTCCATTGTGGAAACTTCACCGGGGACTTTAACGACCTACTCATGGAATATGCCAAGGAATGTATTGGATGCTTTGGCGGCACGGAGTGTCATTTCATCGGCTTGTGTGAGAAGGTTCAACCAAAATACACGGAGGAAGATGAATGAGACATTTTATACTGGACTGTTCACGCAAAGAACTGAAGAACGCCAAGTCG